AGTTTTTCAAGATTCTAAAATAAAATTTGATTTAAATATTAGAAATAGGGACGACTTAACCGAAAAACAAAAGGCATTATTAGAGTTAATTTTAGATAAACATACAAAAGTAGTATTTTTATCTGGTCCAGCCGGAAGTTCTAAATCTTTTTGTTCTATTTTAGCTGGGTTGCAATTATTACAAAATAGACGTGTTTCATCTTTGTATTATGTAAGACCAATTGTTGAATCCGCCGACGCCGCCTCTAAATTAGGTTATCTTCCGGGGGATCAGTCGGATAAGCTGGCCCCTTACTCTACAGTATTAGAAGAAAAATTAGCAGAAATGTTACCTGAAGGAGATATTAAAAAATTAAAAGCCGAAGACAGACTAAATGTTATTCCTGTTAATTATGCTCGTGGGGCAAACTGGGCAGCTAAATATATTTTCGTGGACGAAGCCCAGTCTTATAGTCTTGGAGAGATTAAAACCCTATTAACGCGCATAGCGGGGCACTCTAAAATGGTTATAGCCGCCGACCCAGATCAAAGTGATTTACCTTTAGCTAAACAAGGTGGATTTAATAAAATTATTGAAAGTTTTAATAATGAAGACGCGCAATCACATGGTATATTTTGTGTTAAATTAGATGAAGAAGATATTGTCCGTTCTTCTATATGTAAATATATTGTTACTAAATTTAAAGAAATTAAATAAATAAAACATTATGGCTCAAACTTATTTTTGTATGTGTTGTGGAAATGAAAATTCTATAAAGGTAAATAAATGCATTTGCGGTGCAGAGAAAGGTTCTATGTATGTAGATGCGCCGGTCAAATATATTAAAATCAAAGAACCAGAAATTAGTACTAATTCATCCTTTGGAGTGAAATTGGGAGATAAATTTGATTTTTCTATTTTTGAATCAATGGCGGCAGATTTAGAACAACAAATTACTGGACATGGAGATGAAAAAGATTTGGGAAAATGGGGCGGTAAAACCATAGAAGGACTAGATTTAGTTGAAAGCATTATAAATACTAAAAGTTAATAATGGCTAATTCTGACAGCGGTTCTGATGACTTTTGTGGCAATATAGATCAAATTAATAGAATTATTAATTTAAATATTGGAAAATGGAAGTTAAAAGTAATTAACAGTATATCTCATGACGATATAAAACAAGAATTATTAATTCAAATACATCGTCAGTGGGAGAAATATGATAGAAATAAACCTCTAGGTAACTGGCTCAGTACGGTGGTTTGTAATAAATTAATTAATCTAACACGAGATAATTTTTATAAATTTTCTAAACCTTGCCTTAATTGTCCTAAATTCGCGGGAGGTAGTCTATGTAGTCTTTACGGAGAAATTTCGAGTGAATGTGGATTATATCGAAAATGGGAATTAGAAAAAAAATTTCACCATGATTGCGCTTTACCTGTAACCATCGAAGATCATCAAGACGAAATACATTCGATACCATTTGGCGATATTAATTTTGATGAACAAATAGCAAATTTAAAAAATAAATTAAAAGAAAAATTATCTTTGGCGGATTATAAAATATTTGTTTGGTTATATTTAGAGAATATAACAGAGGAAGATATTATTAAATTATTAAACTATAAAAATGAGAGACAGGGCAGAAAACAAATTACCAATTTAAAACAAAGTATAGTTAGTTTGGTAAAAAAAATTATAATACAAAATAGTTAATTAATTAATTGTTATGTCCACGGAAAACAATAAATATACACAAGAAGAAAGAGATCGGGTAGCGGTATTCTGGAATCAACAGAAATCAGAGGGTAAAATCCCAAGTTTAAGTGAAATTGTTTCTTTCTTTACTTTAGGTCAGGAATCCGATCCCAGAACAGTAGAAGGAAGGAGATGTCGTGCTATTTTAGCAGATTTGCAAATTAAAGCTAAAGGGGCAACGTGGGATAAAGTAGAAGAAGTTGTTTTAACTGACGATCATAAGAAATTTATTTTAAATCATATTAAAGATAATAGAGTTATTGATTTGGCGCGAGATTTATTTCCAGATAGAAAGGTTGCTCCATTGGGTCGAGAAGTTAGAACAATAAATAAATTTTTAGACAGTGTTGGCGAAAGAGTTGTTAGAAAAAATGAAGAGACTCCGGTGGACGAAAAATATGAGCCGCCGACTACCTTTCACGATATTTTAAAAAGAGTTAATAATTATTTACACACTAGTTTAACTTCTCAAAGCGTAACCGCTTATAACAAAAAATGTTTAGAGATGACAATTAATTTTCTCCACAGTCCGAGATTTTTGCAGGAAATAAATAATTATGCTTCTATTGAAAAAAGAGTAGCATTTGAAAGTGAATTTATTAGAGGTGTATTTGATAAACCCGATCTACAAAGTGATGAGGTTAATCTTTATATTAATTTATGTAATGACTATATCCAAAGCTCTGACATAAAAAAACAGTTAGAAAAACTTAACGGAATTTTAGATAGTATCACCGACGATCCAGATGGAAAAATTTCTATGGGGATAACAGAAGCAATTGGAAAAGTTACTTCATCTTATAACGAATGTGTTAATCGTCATCAAAAATTATATTCGCTGTTAAATACTACTAGGTCAAAAAGAATTTTAGACAAAAATAGTGCTACCGCTAATATTGTAAATATTATTGAATTTTTCAGAGAGGAAGATGGTCGCCAGCGGTTTTTAAGGCAAGCTGAATTATTGAAAGATACTAGAATATCCGAAGTAAGAAAAATTGAAAAATTAGATGATGTTTTACTTTTAGCACTGGGAATGACTATGGAAGAAGCGACTATTTAATATGGATAATATATGTAAAATTTGCGGGCAAGAATTTTCCACCGGACATCCGTGGTCGGATCACGGAATTAAACTGGCTAATTATTTTCACAAATTTTATCCACGTTATTCTAAATTGACCAATAAATTAATTATTTTTAAAAATCCAGATCAATATTTAAACGCGGATTTTGAAAATCTTCAAGAAATGAAAACATGGCTAAAATCCGCCGGAGAGGAAGGAAAAGATTACATTCTTGATTTACTTATTAAAAGAAAGATTAAAAAAAATTGGGTTTATGCGCCAGGTCAAGCATTATTAAGACTTTCTAATTTACCAAGTATTTTATATTATGAAAAACAATTTAATCTACCGTTTTCTGAAATTTGTAAAAAACTTGGATTTAAAATAAAATACAAAAATAAAATTAAAGATATAGATTGGGATAGCTCCGTTCATCTTATTCAAGATTCGAGGGAGCAAAACCCTATTAATTTTAAATCGCATATAATTACTTCTGTTAGTAAATTAGAATATGGTGATTATGCATTAAAAAATAATCCTAAAATTTCAATCGAAAGGAAAAGTTTGAGCGATGGAATTTCTACTTTTTCCAGTGGCTATGAAAGATTCAAAAGGGAGTTGGGTCGTGCTAAAAAAGATGGGGGATATTTAATTATTTTAATAGAAGAAAATTTTAATAACTTTAGATCATTTGAATATTTACCACAAACTAAACATTCAAAATGTACGGTGGATTTTATTTCCAAAAGAATTCGTAGTTTGTATGAAGAGTTTAACTGTTTCCAATTATGTTTTTCAAATGGACGAGTTCACGCAGCAAAAATTATAGAATTTATATTAAAAACAAATAAAAAAATAAAAACAATAGATATTCAATTATTGATTGATAAAAAAGTATTATAAAAAATACTAGTTATAAAATATAAAAAAGATAAAATACTATAATGTCATTTATAGAGCCACAAGTAAAAAAAAGAATTTTAGATGTTAATGCCGAGATAGCGGAATTAAAGGGATCACTTAGCGACAAAGAAACTAAAATTTATCTTGCTAAGTTTTTGATTCACAATTTATCTTTTACTTTTAAATTATTAACTGGAGCAGGTGGTGATGGTGTAGAATTATATCCATTCCAAGAATTATTGTTAAGAATGTTATTTGAAAAAGATAATGTTCTATGTGTAATGGGACGCGGAACTGGAAAAACTTGGATAGCGGCGGTGTTTATTATTTTATACGCAATTGTTTATCCGGGGAGTAAAATAGGAATTATTGGTCCGTCCTTTAGAAATACCAGAAAACTATTTCAGGAAATACAAAAAATTAAAAATAAAAAAGGCGCAGCATTATTACATCAAATTATTACCGATGAGAAATGCGCCCCAGATATTAATCAATTAAAAATAGGGACTTCGGAGGTTTTTGCTTTACCTCTTGGAAGTTCTGGTGATAAAATTCGTGGCTATCGTTTTAATGTTGTTATTTTAGATGAAGCGGGGTTCGTTCCTGAAAAAATCATTACTTCTGTTATTATCCCCTTCCTTTCTACTAATATTGATCCTATTAAACGTCAAAATTTAGTAAAACAGGAAGAAGATTTGGTTAGTCGCGGATTAATGAAAGAAGAAGAAAAAACAGTATTTAAAAATAATAAATTTATTGCACTAAGTTCGGCTACTTATCAGTTTGAATATTTGTATAGACTTTATAAAGTTTATAAAGAGAATGTATTAAATCCAGAAAAAAACCAATTAGCTAGTTATGGAATTTTTCAAATGTCCTACGAAGCTTCCCCGGAGGGTCTTTTAGACAGAGCTAATATAGAAGGCGCAAAAAAATCTTTTTCGACTATTGAATTCGACAAAGAGTATCGAGCAATTTTTCCGTTAGATAGCGATTCTTTCTTTGGAATGAAAAAAATGGAAGATGCAACTTTGACTGAGGGTAGCGAACCTAGTTTTGAGCTATTTGGAAATTCTAAAGATGATTATTTATTGTCAATTGATCCTAATTCTTTAAACAAGTCTACTAGCGCGGATCATTTTGGTATGTCTGTTTTTAAACTAGACAAAGAAAATAGAAAAGTTTATTTAGTTCACCAATTCGCAGCTTGTGATCTTGATATTATTGATTATATTCAGTATTTGGCTTATCTTTTAGAAAATTTTAATATAAGTGCAATAAGTATTGATGCCAGCGGTGCATCTTTTATACAAATTTGCAATGATTCTCAAATATTTAAAGATAAAAATCTAAAATTAGATTTTTTTGAAGCAGATTTTCATGTTGAAGATCGAGAATATGTCAAAGAGTTAAATAAAGCAAGACGGTCTTACAATAAAATAGCTAGGAAAATTTGTTATTCGCAGCAATTTACAAATGATTGGAAAAGAGCAGCAAATGAACATCTTCAAAACTGTATTGAATTTAAAAAAATTATGTTTGCATCTACGCCCGACGACAATAAATGGGGTATGTATTCAGATACTAACATCGCTAATTTTGACAAGCTAAAATTTTTATCAGGTGAAAAAGAATCGGTAAATAATGTAGCCAGAAAAATTGAATTTTTAGAACACCAAAAATATCTAATGAAAGATGTGAAAGCACAGTGTTGTTTAATTCAACTTAAAGTAACAGAACAAGGAACACATACCTTTGAATTACCTCAAAATATAAGAAGACAAACTGGAAAATTAAAGACGAGGCGCGATCTTTGGACGACTCTCTTTATGGGAAATCAAATGGCTAAATATTATTTTGATATGTTTTCTACCGATGAAAAATTTAATTATGATAATAAATGGTCCCCATATATTTTATAATTTTCAAATAAAATTCTTTAAAAATTTTAATATAATTTGCTAAACGTCATGACGTTTGGTGTAAAGTATATGTATAATCACTATATAAATATTAAAAAATGAAAAGAAAACAATTCTATCTACCTGAGAAACAAATTCAATTACTAGAAGCTGAGTCGGAAAAAACTGGTTCTAGCGTATCTGAGATTTTACGTCAGCAAATCCAAAGTCTAGAAAATATTAATACTCAGATTACTACGGCGGCGGCGGCTAAGCATATACAAGAATCAAATATTAAACCCCATAATTGTCCCGCCGAGTCTTTTGGGGCTTCTTATGCCGGTTCTGTTTCTGGCAACGGGGGCGTTTCTCTAGCTGGCGACGACAGTTCTTTTTATTTTAGAAGTGATAACGGAACTTCCAGTGCTTTACCCTATAATCTTTTAAGATACAATAATTTAATAGCGTTAAGATTTCCATATCAAAATATGAACGGATTTATTAATATCCGTGAAGCTATTCGCTTGTGTCAAACCGCGTGGTATAATGTTCCTATTTTTAGACAAACTATAGAAGCTATGACTTTTCTAGCTAATAGTGGTATTAAATTATTTGGCGGAAACAAAGAATCAAAAGATTTTTTTAATGCGTGGTTTGAAAAAGTTAATATATTTAATTTGACAGAACAATATTTTAGAGAATTATTTTTATCTTCCAATGTATTTTTATATAGATATGATGGCGGAATTAAATCAAATAGAGTAGATAAATTTATAACTGGCGGAGAGACAGGGGAAACATCTGTGGACATTAAAGATAAAAAAGAATCCACAGCGGCTAAAACTATTGATATTCCTGTTAAATATATAGTATTAGACCCGGCTGGACTATCTATCCAGAATAATTCAGATTTAAAAAATTACACCCCTATTTATTATAGATTAATGGATGTAGGCAGTAGACAAAAATTAAAAAACTTAACTAAAAAAGGCGAAGTTAAAATTGATTTAGAAGAAAGTCTTCATGATTTAATTAATGACGAATATGGTTCTATGACTCACGAAAGACTTAATCCTGATCATTTATATCCTTTATTTTACCAAAAACAAGACTATCAACCCTTTGCTATGCCGATGGGTTTTCCAGTATTGGAAGATATTAATTTAAAGTTAGAATTTAAAAAATGTGATGCCGTAGTAGCTAAAACTGTGGAATCTATAATTATGTTAGTTACTCACGGGAATGAGCCAGAAAAGGGCGGCATGAATCCCGTAATTGATAGCGCCTTAAAAACTATATTCAAAACAAAGCAGGGCGGGCGGACACTTATTTCAGATTATACAACTAAAATAGATTTTTGTATTCCAGATATTAATAAAGTTATTGGTAGTATCAAATATGATCAGTTAGACCAAGATATTATGGATGGTTTAATGAATGTATTTTATGGTGAGAAAAAACTCGCAAACATAACTATTAAATTGAGACTTTTCGTCCAAATGTTAGTTTATGCTCAAAAAACTTTTCTAAATGAATTTTTACTTAATGAAATGAAACGGGTGGGCAAACTTGTAGGATTTAAGGATGAAGAAATTCCTACGCCTAAATTTCAAAGAATCAATATGGAGGACCGT